ATATATACTAGCGCCACCAATGGCTACGGCTCTATCGCCACTTGCGTTAATCGTTGCACCGCTAATCGTAGCAGATGAACGCATAGAATTTGTTCCTGTTCCCGACTCTAATCCTGCCGCACCTCCTGAGCCATTTGCCGCTGCCGTAATACGACCTTGGGCATCAACGGTAATATCCGCTGCAGTGTAACTACCCGCTGTTACAGCTGTATCAGCTAGCTGATCAGGACCGATTGAGTCGTCAGCAACGATGTTATCTGGATCTATTCTTACGTTATCGGAGCCTAAGTAACCCACCAAGAAATCTACGTTTGCTGGGTCTGTCTTTAATGTAAAGTCACTAAATTTTTTATTTGCCATTTTATCTTATGATTCTATGATTAAAAAGTCGCCATTCTCCGCTACCATATAAGAATCATCCTCCGCCAATATCTCAAAGAATGGTGTAGGGTCTCCATCTGAAACAGAGGGTGCCTTGAGGATATTTATTCCTAATATTAACATTATAGTACTTCTCTGTAAGCTAATGTTTTTCCGCTAGTCACGGTAATAGAAGTAAACCTTCCAAAGATAGTAAGACCTTTTGGAATGGTTGTGCTAGTAAGGCTATCGCCTTCTGATGCGGTAGCGCTAATTACAGCGTCATCTAAAGCTGTGATTGCTATATAGTTATGAGAGTTTACAGTTTCTGCTGCGCCTACTAAATCGAATCCAGCCTGACCAAAAGCCTGAAGATTGAAGTTAGCGTCTCTCTGTAATTTTTGAGCCATTGTTATTTGTTTTTTGCAAAGTTAGTGTTTTTATGAAAACATATCTGATTCATCAGGGAGCTCGCCTCGGTAACCCTTACGCTGGCTTATAAGCTTAGACTGCTCTACAGCCTGCTTCTTAACACGCCCGTCTTTACGGTCTTCCTTCATAGCTTCTCTATCAGAGGTTACTCGGCTTTCGATCTGCTGCTCGATCACACCATACTCGCCTTTCATTTTCTCAAGCTCCATACGCATCTGGTGTTCTAGCTGCGCCAACTGAGACTTGAGCTGGTATTCCATCTGCTTCTTCTGCATATCGAGCTGTACTAGAGCCTGCTGCTTCTGAACCTCAGCCTGTGCAGCTACCTGAGATGCCTGAGCGTTAGCCTGAGCTTGCGCTTGGATATTCATCTGCTGCATCTCCTGTTGCTTAGCGATACGCTTCTTACGACGGATGATCAATAGACGTTCTGCCTGATCAACATCCTTGATGTTTCTAATGGCGATGGCGTCTTCAAGATCAATCTCTCTCTGCCCTAAAGCAATCTGAATATTCTGCTCCAAGTACTGGCGATCTCTATCGCTGAGGTCTGACAATACACGGATGCCAAAGTTGTACATCGGAAGATCCTTGAAGCTATTCAGCACCTCCATATTAGTCTTGCCAATAGCCTTCTCATACACATTGTACAAGACAGATTGTGAAGGAAGGATCTGTAGACATTTTAGAATGTCTTCACAGACCTTCCTATATAATATCATACTAGCGTTAGTCACATCGTACAGCGCATTATTTGCTGCTGCCATAGCCATCTGGTTCACCCCTACCAAGGCTTCACCTTTCGGCGTAGAACCGTCTACCACCTCATTGATACCCGTAGCATCACGGATCATACGTAGGTAGTGGTTGTACAGAGCGATAAGCTCGTTGATGTTTCTAATGCTGTTGTCAATCTGACGAACGGGCGGGTTTTGGAAACCGCCCTCTGGGTTCTTACTGCGGTAGTAGAACACACCTGTTTGCTCGTAGATGTCTTGAATCTCTAATGGTTGTAAGTCTCCACCACGACCGAGGTCTACATTCTCTAGACCCTCAACGTCAATGATGATGCCGTCAGGCTTTGCCTTGGCAATAGCTTGCTGGATCTTTAGGTGCGACAGCTGCAGTTGATCCGCAAAACCAATGACGCTAGAAACAAGGCTCTTAGGAACCATATTTCTAATGTTTGTCGCTACTACTGAATAGGACATCTGCGCACGTGTGATGTCGTGGATATTCTTAGGGACGTTGTTCTTTTGTCCGTAGTTCAAGATGTGCTCCGTACCGATGATGTACATACCCCCATACACGGTGGCGTTATTCATCTGTACAGGCTCTCTGTCGTATATACTATTCTTTGGTGTTTCGTAAGTATTGCCCTTGTAGTAAAATCCAATGTTTCCGAATCTAGACTTCTTCTTCTCATAGATCATAGAGTCAACAGATAAGAACTCGAAGTCCAATACCTCTAGAGTGAACTCATCGTAGCCGTAAGTGTAACGGCTGAGGCGCTGGTCGTAATAGTTCTCCATAAAACGAGAAGCATTATTACCGTACTTGTTCATCACTGTCTTAGCGATCTTCTGATACTCCTCTTCAGAGAGCTGGTCGCCACAAAGGCGCTTCAGCTCTTGGATAGAAATACGCTTGATGTGTCCTGCATATACGATGTCTGAGAATGTAGGGTCGTCAGTGTAGCTGTGTACAAAGAACGCCAGGTCTACATACTCTTCGTTGATCCCGTAGTTGGGATCGTTGCTACGCTTGGTCACTGCCATACCACAGCTTACCAAATCCTCCACACATCTGCGGTATACACGCTCGTCGAAGTTATTCCAACTGAGTGTCATATTGGTAGCTAGCTGTGCAGCGATCTCTGCGTCAGTCTTAATGTTTGTATCCAAGAAGATCTCTACTTCTTCTGGTGTTTCTGGAAGTGAGTCTGGGTCTACATCAACCTCCAATCCAGAATTTTTTGCGTCTTCGAACATCTCCTTGTTCTCGATACGTAGCGCTATCTTTTTCTTTTTGACATCCTTCTCTGATCTAGAGAGTGGGTCGATAGCTTCTACTTGTGGGTATCTGTATGAGGAGATGATTTTATTAACAACGATTTTAGCGAACTTGGGGACGATAGGAACTGGAGTCCAGTCCAGTGTCATCATAGTACCGTCACCATTATTTGGATCCAGCGAGTTTAGAATCTGTTTATATATCGTGGTGTCTTGAGTACCGTTAGCGTAAGACCTAGAGGTTTCAAACTCCTTGTATCTGCGCTTATAAAGGCTGCCCTCGGTATCTATGCCGCCCCATTGAGCCATCAATGACTTCGCATACGCTAGCCCGTATGCCTTGCTCATTTTCTCTTCCGTAGGCGCTAGAGGGTCTGGAAAAGTATACTTATTTTGATTATTCATCGTTTCGCTGAATCTTTATCAACTGCAAATATAACCATTTTATCAACGCTGGATAATCTTGCCCTTCCTGAAGAACGTCTTGTCTGTATTGTCTTTTTTAACTTTCTTTTTCTTAACTCTTTGTGCTGCAAGAAGTGCTAAGCCAGAAGATATCGTAAGGTCATATTGTGTACGATTATCTATGCGAAAATTGATCCAGTCTTCCAGCGTTCTGTTGAAATACATAGGCTGGTAATTACCGTTATCATCCATACCTACATACTCGTGGATGTAGGATTCTATTGCCTGTGCGTGAGCCTGTATCACATCCTGTGAATTCGAGGGGATACCCTTAGTCTTTACCGTAACTCTAGCTGTTGACTTTAGATGCTCAGGGCGGTCCATCAAATACTCGTCGTATCCCCGCATCTCAAAGTAGCGTGCAATACCGTACTTGTTGTTCTCTATTAGTATTTTATACCCATAGAATACTGCAGCCATTAGTACATCCTCATAGAAGATCCTAGCCAGCGGTGGGCGTGATGCGTACTCTACTACGAACATATTAGAGGGATACTCCATATTGAATTTATTGTAGAGATGGAAGGCTCCCTTAGAGCCTCTTCCATCCACCGTAGCATCGAGGTCATAGCTATCCACACCTCCCACGCCTAGCCAGTCGTTACCCGGAGACTTTTTACCGTGGTCCATAGATATATTGTTTCGCATACCCATAGGCGGCATCCAAGATACTCGGAACCTGCCGTTGACGTCCGGCTTAAAGATTACGCTGGTATCCTGTTTTCCGTCTACCCATACGAAGTTGCCCTTGACCACAGGCTGCGGGTAGAGGTCTTGGTTGTATTCTATTTGCTCGTAGATCTTTGCGATATTAAAGAGGCTAGACTTAGTGGAGTCTCTGAAGGCTTCCTCTGCCGTAAAAGGGAACTGGCGTATGCTTTCGTTAAGCTCATTGCTATCACCTGACAATCCTTTGCGTTCATTCTTGAGATAGGTTTTAGACCCTATATCTATCTGTTCGCCATCCACACCGATTACAGGTTCTTCAGGATCTTCAACAACAGGATTACCATAGATATCAAAGAAGCCTTCCAAGGCTTCATAGGCAGGGACGAATATACGGTATAGCATACTCTTGGTCCTACCGTTAGAGTTTCGGTCGTTGGGGTTAGACATATCCCACAGGTCACGGTAGTTTCTACCGCCCTTATCCAGTGGGTTAACTGTTGATCCGATGATCGCCTTACCGACAAATTTACGCCCTACCATAAGACAGGTGCGCTGGATGCGCCACACCTCTAGGATGTCTTCAGGCTTCTCAAACTTACCGCCCTCATCGATGAACAACAGCTTTAGTTTCTCTCCATCGTATGCATTGGAGGTGGTGTTGCGCCAGTTTACTATTGTGTTCAGGGCTTGACCCTTGAAACTGGTCTTATTATTTTTAGTAATGCGCTTACTCGGCTCACGGAAGGCGAGCTCAGTTCTAGGGTTTGTGGTACCGTCTTGGATAGGCTTGAAGAAGAATGGATACTGTCGGTACATCCCCACCACCTTCTTCATAAAGATGTTCTCCTGTGCGTCTTTACCGGTCTTTGACATAATCCCTATGGTAGCATCGTAGGTTGACGTACCAACGTCGTCAACCTTACTGGCGGCGATATTCGTATATCCAGAACGGCGACACTTAGTATATAACTGTCCAGCGCATCTAGGGTCTACGATGCACGCTTCCATATGGTAGGAGATGTCTCTCTGGAATCGCATATAGTATCCGTAGAAGCTAGCGTCGATCTTACTCCACTGGAGCATCATATAGTGAGAACCCGTTATATAGGTGGGCTCACCGTTATTAAAAAACCACAGTCCTTTTTTACGTCTTTCAAATTCCTGATCGATGTAGGGCTCGTACTTCTTCTTGAACTCTTTAGGCATATCATACCACTCATCCATACTGCGTATTCTGGACAGCTCGGTGGGCATCTCCTGACGCTCCCAGCGCTGGTCCTTCTTGGGTCTGTCGTGGTATAAGATCTTGTTCTTTGCCGGTACTTTAGGTAGTTGTATGAACAGGTCAGCAAGTTCTATTATCTCGCCAGATGTATCGTCTGGACAGATGTTGATCACCTTCTCATCGTAACCTTCTATGTCTTTTAGACCTGCCATTTAAATTATATTTTGTAGCTTTACATTAAATTAACATTACGACTATGAAGAAAATTATTCTAGTTATCATCGGTATGTTAATGCTTACGTCCTGTGCAACAGGATCCCACGTAAATACAAACTGTGTGAAAGAAGACTGCGAGATTGCAGCTATTCACCACCACGTATACTAACGCTGAGCATACCTTTCTGCTAACCCGCCAGAGAAATCTCTGGCATCCTCAATCCCTCCAGTCTCCTTCAGCTCCTTAATCATTGTTTCGAGCTTTTGGTATTCTGTGATCAACTCTTTAGCATCTAGAGCTGACTCTTTTATGCTCTTGAGTTCCGCCCTACGACCGGACCCTGTGAGGTCCGAGTCTACGGGCTTTTTGATCTCTTCGGTGATGTTGCGTATGGCTTGAGCCATAGCATCCAGCAGCTCTTCACCAGCCCTTACACTGCTGAATAATCTCTTGCGTCCCATTAGAATCCAGTGGCGTAGATATCATCCATATGTACACGGTAGAGTATCTGTCCGTCTACCTCCATTTCGTAGTCGGTGTTCTTCATTATCATCACCTTATCTCCGGACTTCAGCCCTAGCTCCTGCACACGTGGGGAATCGTACAGCACATACCCGAACTGGTTGTACTTAGGCTTCTTCGTAGATACTACGATGCCTGATTCTGTGACCTCCTCGTTCTTCTGCTCCTCCGGCACTAGAAAGATCCAGTCTGAGATAAGCTCCACATCGCCGGTATCCTGACACTTGAAGGCATAGGCTTGGCAGGCGTGACCGTTATTGGGGTCGAAGCGTATGTAATAGATGTCGTCTTGCACGATCTGCCCACGCCCGTTCCCAGCGATCACTACGTGATGATGGAAGTATAGCGTGTCGCCAACCTTCACGTTAGTCTCATACTTCTCTGGGATGGCTACTACTTCAGCCTCCATCTTTCTGTTCTTAAACTCGTTGAATTTTGGGTCGAGATATAGGCTGGTATCGCCCATCTGTATCTCGTCATTGAACGCCTTTGGAAGGCGTACAAAGAAGTCGGATATACTACGCATATGAATTAAATTTAGTTTCCTTAAAACTCTAGGTCGTACTCAATAAGTACGGGAACGTTCTCCACGCTCTTCCATAGCATCACACCGTTCTTAGGATGCTTTATATATACTAGGTATCTTTTTTCTTTGTATTTGTGTAGGTAGGCATCGTCTAGGATGATGGCGTCTACCTTGGAGTCTCCAGCCTTCTGACCTACATAGTAAGCCATAGCTTTCAAGGGGTCTACCCCAATGATTATTTTACGTATCATTTCGTTTAATTTAATTCGTTACCGCCCATACGGTTAATCCAGTAATTAATGTTACTGGGGTTGTCTCGCTGTTCTATTCTGTATGCTTCTACCAAGTATGATAGAAGGTCGTCTAGCTCATCTTCACTATCCACAGATATTGAAGATAACAGATTCATATTTACTTCTACGCCCTCGCCATCAGCGGCAAATTCAGCAGTATCCATATTCAAGAACCCTACAGCCATAGCTACAAGAACCTCGTCCTCTAGTTCGTATTTTTTAACCACCTCAAGGATCTGGAGCATCAGCTCCTGAATCTCCTCGATGCAGTCTCTATGACCATCTTTCATTATTGTGGTTGGCGTCTGTTAAACTCTACTTGTGTTCCCGGCTTGACAGTGATCGTTGACGATGGGGTGATGCGTATTCTATAGATGTATCCGTCACGAACAAGGAAGGTATCAAAGAAT